GTGCCAACTCCTACATCGACGTCCCCGAGGCCAAGGCCTTTGCCGCGGCCAGGGGCGTCGACCTCGGCAACGACGACGTGGTGACTGAGCAGCGTCTGCTCATCGCCATGGACTACCTGGAGTCGCTCAACTACAAGGGCGTGCGCACCGACCCTGACAAGCAGTTGCTCTCGTGGCCGCGCACCGGCGTTACCTTCGACGGTCGTACCTTCGGAGACCACGTCATCCCCAGTCAACTGAAGTCGGCTCAGGCGCAGCTCGTGATCGAGCAGTTCAACGGAGTTTCTATCTTCGCCAGCTCAAGTGCTTCAAACGGCGCCGGCGAACTGGCCGTGAAGAAGGAGGTCGTCGACGTCATCGAGACCGAGTTCTTCTCGCCGAAGGATATGGGCCAGGAGATCTTGGCTGTTGCGCAGATGCCGGCTGTGTCCGCGCTGCTGCGTGGTCTGCTCAAGGGCTTCGGCCCGCTCTTCGCCTACCGGGGCTGAGTCATGGGTACTTACGACCGCCAAGTCGCCACAGCTGAGCGCCTGATCCGGGAGAAGGGGAAGCCCGTTCAGGTGGTGCGCCAGTCGACGACGCTGCCCGACCCCAACCGCCCGTGGGAACCTGGCGAGCCGGTGGAGACCTTTACCGACGCGTATGGAGTGTTCCTGAACTTCAACGCGCAGGACATGGAGACGATGAGCAAGATGGCCGGTGCGTCTGAGATTCAGTCGTCCGACCGAAAGGTGCTGTTGGCGGCTGCCGCAGCCGGCGCTCCGCTGACCACCAACGACAAGCTGCGCGACGCAGATGGCGATTGGTCGATCGAGTGGGTCCAAGTGCTCGCGCCCAACGGCGAAAACATTCTCTACACCGTGAGAGCCCGTCGATGACCGCCAACGCCATCATCGTCCGCGACGAGGCCTTCGCCATGATCAGGGCAGCGGTGCTTGCCTACGACCCCACGGTGAAGATGTACTGGGAGGGCGTGCCGACGTCGCCGACGAATCCGCCTCCGACCGCGAATGACACCTGGTTGCGTGCATCGCTGCTACATGCTACTGGCAGTCAAGCCTCTCTTGCCGGCGTGGACGGTGTCCGCCGCTGGAATCGCACCGGGTTTATCTCGGTGCAGTGCTTCGCCCCGCTCGCCAAAGGCAGTGCTCAGGCGGCAACGAAACTGGCGTGCGTGGTACGCGACGCTCTGCAAGGCAAACAGACGCCGAGCTGTGTCTGGTTCCGCAACCCCAAGATCAATGAGGTTGGCGAGGATCGCGACTGGTTCAACGTCAACGCTACCATCGACTTTGACTACGACGAACTGAGGTGACATCATGGCCGTGTGCCCGAAGTACAAGATCGATTCCAATGTGACCGGTCTCCGGTACGCGGAGGAAGTCTGCCTCAAGCAGCTCCCGACGCTCGCCGCGGACGGTACTGACCCCGTGTGGATCGCGCTTGAGCCCAACAGTTACTCCGACTTCGGCGGGCAGGTGACCACGGTCGCTCGCAACCCCGTCAACCCGTCGCGCCAGCGCCGCAAAGGAGTGGTGACCGACCTCGAAGCGAGTGGTGGGTTCCAGCAGGACCTGACGTTCTTCAACTTCCGTGACCTGCTCCAGGGCTTCATGTTCGCCGACCTGCGCGAGAAGAAGTCCACGCGCCCCGCCAATGGCCCCGCTTTCGCCGTGACTGACGTGGCGGCGGTCGATAGCACCTACACTACCGAAGCGGGCGGCGGCGCCGGCTTCATTGAGGGGCACCTCATCGTTGCGGAGGGCTTCACCAACGCCGCAAACAACGGGATCAAGACCGTCGTGAGTTCGACTGGCTCCACCGTGGTCGTCGCCGAGGCAACGGTCGATGAGCCCGCTCCGCCTGCCGGTGCTGTCCTCGCGGTCGTCGGCTACCAGGCCGAGTCTGGCACGCTGGACATCGAGCTGAACGGTGGCCTCGTCCGTCTTGTTTCGAACGTTGGCGTCGACTTCACCACGCTCGGTCTCATCCCCGGAGAGTGGATCTTCATCGGAGGTGACCAGCCCGCGAACAGCTTCGCCAACAACGGCGGCTTCGCCCGCATCAGCACCATCACCGCCGACTACCTCGAGTTCGACAAGGTTGACTGGCCGAATCCGGTCGACGAGGCTGGCACGGGCAAGAGCATCAACCTGTACTTCGGCTCGGTGCTGAAGAACGAGTCTGATCCGGCTCTGATCAAGCGCCGTTCCTACCAGCTCGAGCGCACCTTGGGCCAGGACGCCAACGGCACGATGAGCGAGTACCTCGTCGGTGCGGTGCCGAACGAGCTCACGCTCAACGCGCCGCAGGCTGACAAGATCACGGTCGACCTGTCCTTCGTCGCCTGCGACCACGAGATCCGCAACGGTCTGACCGGTGTTAAGCCCGGCACCCGCGTGGGCGTTGTCGAGGGCGACGCCTTCAACACGTCGAGCGACTTCGCGCGCATCAAGATGGCGCTGGTGACCGAGGACGCGGCGATCCAGCCGCTGTTCGTCTTCGCCAGCGACCTGACGCTGACCGTCAACAACAACGTGAGCGCCAACAAGGCCCTCGGCGTGCTCGGCGCATTCGACCTCAGCGCCGGCACCTTCGAGGTCGGTGGTTCCTTCACCGCGTACTTCGCCAGCGCCGAGTCAGTGCAGGCCGTGCGCAACAACGCCGACGTGACGGTGGACGTGATCATGGTGAAGAACAATCACGGCATCCTGTACGACATCCCGCTGCTCTCCTTGGGCAACGGTCGTCTCAACGTCGAGCAGGACCAGGCCATCACCCTCCCGCTTGAAACTAACGCGGCGGAGAGCAAGTTTGGGCATACGCTGCTGTGGCAGTTCTTCCCGTACCTGCCCAACGCTGCTACACTTTAATTACCGACCGCCCTAGGAGAGTCTCCTCATGAGCCTGTACAACATCTTCGAAACCGACAAGGGCCTCGAGCGCGACGGTGTCGTGCTGGACTACGGCTTCAATTCGAAGAATCAGCCGGTGCAGATCCGGATCGCCCGCGCCGGTGGCGCTAACATCAAGTTCGCCAAGGTGCTCGAGCAGAAGATGAAGCCCTACAAGCGGGCCATCGCCAACGACACCATGGACAACAAGGTGGCCGAGAAGCTTCTGATCGAGGCCTACGCCGACGCTGTCATCCTTGGTTGGGAAGGTGTTGAGGACCGCGATGGGAACCCGTTGGACTTCACCCGCGAGAACGTGATCAAGGTCCTGACCGACCTGCCCGATCTGTTCCTGGACATCCAGCAGCAGTCCCAGAAGGCCGCTCTGTTCCGCGCCGAGCTGCGCGAGGCGGAGCAGGGAAACTCGCTGCGTTCCTGATCTACGGATTGGAGCAGGGACCGAACGAGCGTTATATCATCGAGCAGTGCGTCAGGGAGCGGCGTCCGCTTCCTGACGCGATTCAAAATGCGCCGGACCTGATGCCTGGCTCGGAGCTGTTCTACATGGCGTTCATGGATTTGACGTCGAGTAGGTCGCTCGGGTACATGTCAGCCGGACCCATCCCTTGGCACGCGATCCACCTTTACTGTGAAGCCAACGGAATCACGGGGGAGCAACGAGAAGACGTCTTCTACCATGTCGAGCACCTGGACAAGGTGTACTTGGACTGGTTAGCAAAGAAACAGAAACAGCGGCTGGACGCGAGCAAGCCATCACCAACTAAGCGAGGGCGGTCCAAATGACCGATTTGAAGACCTTCTCCCGGCGCATCAGGATCCGAGCTAACAAGATCTCGAAGAACACCGACGACCTGGTCAAGAAAGTCATCCTCGCGGTCGACCAGGCCGTCGTCCTTGCCACGCCCGTTGACACGGGCCGCGCACGCGCCAACTGGCGTCCCAGCATTGGCGCCCCCATCACCGACACCCTCCCCGAGCCGCCCAACAAGCAGGCCGGTCTGCGCAGTGCGCTGGACGCAGGCGAGCGGGTGGCAAGGCAGTACAAGGGCGGGGTCAACTCACCCACGGTTCATATCACGAACTCGCTGCCGTATATCAAGTCCCTGAACGACGGGTCGTCGAAGCAGGCTCCTCGCAACTTCGTGAACACCGCGATCCTGCTGGCCGTCAGCGTCATCCGCCGGGCCCGCATCATCGACATCAGGTGAGGTCATGACGACCGAGGTCATTAACATTCAGGTTCGCGAGGACGGCTCCCGAGTCGTCGTCCGCAACATCGACGGCATTGGCACCGCGGCCGATCGAGCGTCGGGTCCTGTGAACCGACTGAAGGGGCTGCTCGCGACGCTGGTGACTGGCGCCGCTGTCACCCAGCTGGGTCGACTGGCGGAC